TGTGAAACGGAGTCTTCACAGATAGCACAACAAACATAATACCCATGCTCATTTGCTCATGATTAGACTGCATGTATTCATTAATGATTGGGTTGTGTGACTTAAACATAGTATTATTCCTCGTCAAAGAATTTATTAAATAGTTTTTCAAAGAGGCAACTTGCGATGCCAAAGTATAAAGAAACGATGGCGATAACCGCCACCGTCCCGAACAACATGTCCATATCAATCATTGTATTCATCCTCATCCGTTGACAAATCAGTCAACGCAATAGCCGAACAGTATTGATTCAAGAACGTGTCCATCGCAACCTCAACAGCACAAGCATCTTTGTATGAAAGAGGCCCAGTCAATCGACGCAATGTCCAGTACGAACCCCACAACGGCGTGCTAGACCGAACGTTGTATGTGCCGTCTGACTCCGCTCGCGTGTACTCGTTAAGCTTGCGAACAGTCTTCATTTCATCGACAACACAATCGACCCATGAATTAATCAAATCTTGTTTTGTTATAGCCATCACTAATCCTCCAATGGTTAACGGCGTTAACTTCACAATCACCAATCGATACAACTCTCGACTGGTGAAACCAGTATATCACAAATAAAACCCCGTGTCTTGGTATGTCACAGAACACAAATCGACCCACGAGTTTTTAATTTTTTTAGATTCAAAATTTTTTTTCAGACAAAAAGAAAGGGGCTTTCGCCCCCTCCTCGGATTATGCCACTTCGTCGAGTATCGCATCGTTTAGCGGCTTCAGGCCCTTGTTGAATGCGGCGCGTATCTTTTTCTCGTCCGCTCCTTTCTCTTTCGCTTTTTCGATAAGCTTACGGAATTCTTTTTCGATATCGAATTCTGGCTCTGGCTTCTCATCCGATAGTGCTTGTCTACATGCTTTCGCGTAGTCGCTGATATCGTTTGATGTCATCCCTAATTCAACAGCCATTTGTTTACATGCTTCAGGATTCCAAAGTTCTTTATCCTCTTGTCCTTTGCGAGCGCCGATTGAGAATTCCATGATGCATTTACGATTTGACTTCAGAACCTTGACGCTGTTCTTGCTCATACCTTGCGCAATACAGGCAGACTCAAAACCTTTCAAGTATTCCTCAATTAATGCGCTATTCAGGTTAACGGCGTTAACCATAGCTATCAAGTTTTCGCAATGTGATACACCTGCTTTATGAGATGCAAGCGTCATTGTTACGTCATTGTTTAAGAATTGTGTGATTGAGTTTTCCATTTGCTTTTCCTCTTCGTTGTTAGCGGGTCGACTCCTCAACCCATAAGTAGATAATACTCTCATTGAGAAAGAATACAAGTACTCTCGCAAATTATTTTCATAGGTTAACGGCGTTAACCAGAGGGGCCTAAATTGAATATATATGGTGGGTCTAATAGGTGCTACTCAGACACTCACACTCCGCAATTTTCGTGCCAACTCTGAAGACTAGCAAGAACTATGCCAGAATTTTTCATGCAAGTACTGTGCCAACTCCGAAGGGGCGGGGACACCCCTGTAGTATTTGCGTAATATAGTGTACCTACCTAGATACAAAAAACAGTAAAATTAGAATGTTAATAAGAATGATTTGCATTTGCGTATAAACTAATTAGGTTATTGATATTAATAGTAAAAATCAATCGCGCACTGCGGAGGAATACCTATGGAAACCCGCCTAAGAAAGGAAACTGTACTGATTATTAAATTAATACTTGACAAATGCTCAAAAGTATGGTACAATATATGCACTAAATAGCTGCAAGAGAAACACAAATAGTAATTATTCTTTTACGAACCTCTTGCAGGGTTTGTTGCGAGCTACAGAGTACTGTATATGACAGAGAATACTCAACCTAAAAAAAGAGGGCGTCCTCCTAAATCAGTTGTTGAGGCTAAAAAAGCGGGCAATCGAGGAGTACGTGGTAGACCTCCCGGTGATGCGGCGGCAATTAATGAGTTTAAAGCCAGATTACTAGCTAGTCCAAGATCTCAAAAGGTACTGGATAGTATTATGAACGCGGCATTAGACGATGAGCACAAGAATCAAGCGGCGGCATGGAAGTTATTAATGGATCGTATGCTACCTGTAAGCTATTTTGAAAAAGATAAGAATAATATGGGAAGATCCAGTGTTAGTATCACGATTACAGGTGTTGGTGGCGACACAATAATTACAGGTCAAGATGATATTATTGATGCAGAGGTAGTAGATGTCGATAACGAAGAATGAATTAATTGAAATCGTTAAAGAAGACCTTATTCGTCACGAAGGTTACGTTACAGAAATCTACTTAGACTCTGAAAACCTACCTACATTTGGTATTGGTCACCTTGTTACAGAAAATGATATGGAATATACGTGGCCTGTAGGAACACCTGTGACTGATGAACGTATCCTTGACGTCTTTCATAAAGATTGTGATGTTGCATACACAGATGCCTGCGCTCTTGTCTTAAACTTTGCAGGGCAAGCTACAGACGCACAACGTGTCTTAGTCAATATGGCGTTTAACCTTGGACGAAATCGTTTAAGTCAATTTAAAAAATTTTTAAAGGCTGTCAACGAAGGTAAGTATGATAAAGCCGCAGACGAAATGGTTGATAGTAAATGGTATCGGCAAGTAAAACGGCGTGGTGAAGAACTTGTGGAGATAATGCGTGGCATATAAAGTACAGTCAGGTGACACATTAGGACGCATCGCGCAACAAAGCGGTTTCAAGCTAGATCAAATTCTTGCATTAAACCCAGAGATTACTAATCCTAACAAGATTCGTGTTGGTCAAGACATTATTATGCCCGATACTTTACAAGATGAAGTAGTATCATTGCAGTCAGAGTTTGATCAGCCTATTCAGCCAAAGCCTGTAGAGCCTACAACTCTTGATGATTTGATTGACCCTATAGAAACATTCACAGAAACAGAACCGCAAAACCCTATTAATCCTATTGCAGAGATTGGACAAGGTTTAGTCAATATGTTTATCCCTAAAGCATATGGCGATGCGGACAAAATACCAGAAGACGTTCAGTTAAAAGGTGGAGAGCCTCCATCAGTTGAAGCAATTGCTGATATCTCTACAGCAAAGAACCCTGCTGACATGGCAATTAAATATCTTGGCATTAATGAAAAAACTCCTGAAGGTGCAAAAGCAGTCCGTGGATTTTTTGATAATATTGGACTAAGTGCGTACGGTGAAGAAAAAACTCCTGAACAATTTGCGCAGGACACTCCTTGGTGCGCTACGTTTTTAACCCAAGTCTTACGTGATTCAGGGATTGATACCATGAAACTACTTGGTACAAAAGATCCGTATGTTCAAATGAGAGCAGAGGCTTACTCTAGAGCAGGTACTGGTGTAGACATTGCTAATGTTAAGCCCGGTGATATTATGGTTAAGTATCACAGTAAAGAAGATCGTAAAAAATTCGGACTAGGAATAGGTCACGTAGGAGTTGTGGCTGAAGTTAAAGATGGTGAAGTTTATTATATTGGTGGAAACACTGGGGACAAAGTAGAGCTATCATCATATAGTTTAAAAGATAATGAATTTGATTTTAGACGTGTTACAGGTAAAGAAGATATTCCACCTGAATCGCTACCATCATTGTTGGAATTACGCGCAGGTAAAATAGGCCGAAAGATTGCCAACAAAGTTTCAGAATTTTTTAGTAACATTATTAGCTAATGGAATTAAATGTTGAATTGCTTCCTTGGCAACAAGAAGTCTTTAACGATCCTACTCGATTTAAGATTGTAGCCGCAGGAAGACGAACAGGAAAGTCACGACTAGCCGCGTGGCAGTTAATTATTTACGGCTTACAAACGGAACGTGGGCATGTGTTTTATGTTGCGCCTACTCAGGGACAAGCGCGTGATATTATGTGGCAGACGTTGTTAGAGTTAGCACATCCTGTTATCAAATCATCACACATAAACAACTTGCAGATTACGTTAATTAACGGGTGTACCATATCCCTCAAAGGTGCTGACCGTCCAGAAACAATGCGCGGTGTCTCCCTTAAGTTCCTTGTTATGGACGAATATGCGGATATGAAGCCTAGTGTATGGGAACAGATTCTACGTCCTGCGCTTGCTGACCAGAAGGGTGATGCCATGTTTATTGGTACGCCAATGGGGAGAAACCACTTTTATGAACTCTACCATTACGCCACGTTGGGCGATGATGAGAGCTATAAGGCTTGGCATTTTACATCTTACGACAACCCACTCCTTGATCCAGAAGAGATTGACACAGCTAAAAAGAGCATGTCCTCTTATGCATTTCGGCAAGAGTTCATGGCATCGTTTGAAGCTATGGGGTCAGAGATCTTCAAAGAGGATTGGATACAGTTTGATGAAGATGAACCTGAGCATGGTGATTACTATATTGCAGTTGACCTTGCGGGTTTTGCGAATGTTGAATCAGCAACCAAAAGTAAAAACAAAAAGCTTGACCAAACTGCAATTGCCGTTGTTAAAGTAAACGAAGATGGATGGTGGGTTGCAGATATTATACATGGCCGTTGGGATATTAAAAAGACTGCAAAAAAAATATTTGATGCTGTAGCGCATTATAAACCAGTAGCTGTAGGTATTGAAAAAGGTGCGCTCAAGAATGCGGTGCTTCCTTACTTAACTGACATTATGAAATCGGGGCAACGATTCTTTCGTGTAGAAGAATTAACGCACGGTAATAAAAAGAAAACTGACCGTATTGTCTGGGGCTTACAAGGCCGCTTTGAACATGGTCAGATTATTTTAAATAAAGGAGACTGGAATTCACAGTTTCTGGATGAACTGTTTCAGTTTCCAAATCAATTAGTGCATGATGATTTAGTCGATGCTCTTGCATATATTGATCAACTAGCAAAAGTAGTATACTACTACGACTACGAACAAGATGACTTTGAAATACTAGACCCTGTAGCAGGATATTAACAATGATCTACGAAAACACAACTATTGATCCTACGTCATTAGAAGGATGGGTAATGCACAAATGTGATCAATGGCGTGATCACTATGAGTCTAATTACTCTGAAATATTTGATGAGTACTATAGGTTATGGCGTGGACAATGGGCCGCTGAAGATTCAATGCGTGAATCAGAACGGTCAAGAATTATTTCTCCTGCATTGCAACAAGCTGTTGAATCTGCTGTTGCAGAAGTTGAAGAGGCTACGTTTGGACGTGGTAAGTGGTTTGATATTAAAGATGACTTTGCTGACCAACAACCAATAGATGTTCAATCATTACGAAATCAA